ATATTGTCTAAAACAACCTAATACAATTGTAAGGTTTTGTTTCCAAAAAAGAAAGATGCTAAGCAAGTTGTGCGTGAACAAATGAAAGCAATCCTATCTGATTGTCCTGTAGACATTAAGCCCGAATGGAAAGAACAAGATAAGATATTCTTTTTTCCTAACGGATCTGAAATACAAATGGCTGGAACAGATGGCGGTAGCGCAGAGTCTGTTCGAGGTGGATCGTGTCATTTAGCTATCTTAGATGAGGCAGGGTTTCAAGATTATCACGAATTTGAATATATATTACAATCAATTATTATGCCTACATTACTAACTACAAAAGGTAAAATGATATTAGCTTCTACTCCTTCAAAAGAGATAGACCATCCTTTTATGGTAAACTATGTAGTTCCTGCCAGAAGAGATGGAAGTTTAATAGAATATGATATTTATTCTAATCCACTAATTAAAGAAGAAGATATTGAAGAAATGATACAAGAATATCCAGGTGGAAAAGAAGATCCTAACTTCTTAAGAGAATATATGTTAATATCTGACGTAATTGATGATGACATTATAGTACCAGAATTTGATAAAAACCTAAAAAAAGATGTAATTCAAAGATTAGAACGTCCTGTATACTATGATGCTTATGTTTCAGGCGATCCTGCGGCTATTGACTTGACAGTTATTCTATTTGCTTATACAGATTATTTAAATAATCGCATTATTATCTGTGATGAACTCGTTTTAGGTGGTCCAGGAGAAAAAATTACTACTCAAGATATAGCAGATGGAATAGTTCGTAAAGAAAAACTTAATTTTACTCACCATTTAACAGGTGAAACTGCTAAACCTTATATGAGAATAATGGATAATAACAATAAAATTCTTATCCATGACTTACATCAGGACCATGGACTAGATTTTATACCTACAGCTAAGGATAATAAGCAAGGCCAAGTTAATAAGTTGCGTATGATGCTTAGTCGTGGTCAAATTGTAATAGATCCTAAGTGTGAAAACTTAATATATCACCTAGAAGCAGGTAGATGGAACAAACAAAAGACTAAATTTGAGCATTTAAAAGGCATAAGGGACCGAAATTTAAAGGCAAATCACTGTGACGCCTTAGATGCTTTAATATACCTTGCTAGAAACGCAGATTTACAGAAAAATCCTTATCCGGCAGATTATACTGGCACATTTGGACAAACATTTCATATTCCAAACAATGATAAATATAAAAAAGACACGCAAGGTGCTGATTTTATGAGAGCTATCATAGGTAAAAGTAAGAAAAATAACAACTAACTATAGAAGCAGCATTCTAAAGGAAATATTATGGCTAAATTTGATTATAGCAGACAAGATAAATACTTTGCGGCAGATGAAGCCGAAAAAACAGCCTCATATCTAGAAAAAAAGGCTCAATATTGGTTTAAAAACCTAAATACTCATAGATATTTAGATAAATTGCGTAGATCATGGAGAGCTTACCATGGATCTTACTATTCTGATGGACATGAGATTACTTTAGGCGGTGAAACAGGCGAATTAACTAATTTACCAGTAAATCACTATAGAAATATTGCTCAACACATCCTAACTATGGTTACTTCTAATAGACCAGCATTTCAGGCTCGTTCTGTAAATACAGACTACAAATCACAGGTTCAAACTCAGCTTGCAAATGGATTATTAGACTTTTATATGCGTGATAAGCGTTTAGAAAAGTATTTAAAGAAAGCTGTAGAATATGCAATTGTTCTTGGAGCTGGTTACATTAAGATGGAGTGGAACGCTACTAGTGGTGAGATCTACGACTATATTATGCCAGAAGAACTTGAAGAAGATATTGCTGGATATGACGAAGACGATAATCCACTTGATGAAGACGGTAACATTATTGAGCCTTATCCAATTTATCAAGGTGATGTAGAATTTACAAACCTATCTCCATTTGACGTTGTATTTGATAGTACTAAAGAAGATAGTAAACAACTTGATTGGGTATTAACTAGAACTTTTAAAAACAAATATGATTTAATGGCAAAATATCCTGAACAAGCCAGTAAAATCGAAAGTCTACAAACTAAATCAGATCTACAATATTACAGAGTTTATATGAATGAATACGATAGAACTGACGATGTTCCAGTTTATGAGTTTTTTCACAAAAAAACTGAATCATTACCAAATGGTAGATACATGCTATATTTAGATGCAGATATTGTACTAATGGACACAGTAATGCCTTATAGAAAACTCCCCGTATATCGTATTACTCCTGGTGACATTCTAGGAACTCCTTATGGATATACTTCAATGTTTGACTTACTTCCATTGCAAGATGCTGTAAATACTTTACACTCTACTATTCTAACTAATCAGTCAGCATTTGGAGTACAAAACGTTTTAAATCCAAGAGGAAATGACGTTAGAGTAAATCAAATTGAAGGTGCTTTAAATTTTATTGAGTATAATCCAATTGTTGCTGGTGGTGCAGATGGAACTCCAAAACCATTAAACTTAACTAATACTCCGCCAGAAATTTTCAACTACATGCAGATGCTCGAAAGAGAAATGGAAACTTTATCAGGAGTTAACTCTGTTGCTAGAGGTAATCCAGAATCTTCTCTAAAGTCGGGTAACGCATTAGCACTTGTACAATCACAAGCACTACAATTTATGAACGGTTTACAACAATCATACATTATGCTTATTGAAGATATTGGAAGTGGACTTATTGAATTATTACAAGACTTTGCTAAAGTTCCAAGAGTGGCAGAGATTTCAGGTAAATCAAACAGATCTAAATTACAAGAATTTACTGGCGATGATATTGAATCAATTAATCGTGTTATTGTTGATGTTGGTAACTCACTTGCACAAACTACTGCAGGTCGTGTTCAAATGGCAGATAACTTAATTCAAATGGGTGTTGTACAAAATGCTGACCAATATTTTTCTGTAATTAACACAGGTAAATTAGAAACAATGACTGATGGTGCTAATAACCAAGCATTACTTATACACGCAGAAAATGAAAGATTAGTGGATGGAACTTCTCCAGTAATCGCAACAGCAATTGATAAGCACGCTATGCACATAAGAGAACATATGAATGTATTAGCTGATCCTGAGCTAAGACTCGATGCTGAATTAAACGCTAGGGTATTGGCACACATTCAGGAGCATATTCAATTACTACAAAACACAGATCCAAACTTATTGGCTATGATAGGTGAGCAGCCATTAGGACCGGATATGGGCAGCCCAATTGCTCCTGGTAGTGTGTCTGGAACAGATGCAACTGGACAAGCAGCACCGATGGATGGTATGGTAGCTCCTCCAGTTCAAGGAACACCAAATGCTTCATTACCACAACCTGCACAGCCACCAATAGATCCGGCCACAGGTAGACCATTTGGACAATAGGAAGTTATAATGGCAAAAGAAAAAAAGTATTTTAAAAGAAGACCTGCAAATGTAAATGAAGGAACATCTCTAGCAGAAGTTACAGAAACTAATATGAATAAGAGAGATCTTGAAGATAGAGAGTTTAATCAAGGTATTAAAAAGCAAATGGCACTATATCGTAGACAATCTGTTGAAGCAGAAAAGCGTGGTGATTTAAAACGCGCAGATAAACTTGCAGAAAAAGCTAACGAATTAGCTAAAGAAATAATTAAGATAAAATAGTCTCTACCATAATGGCGAGACACTAATTGTATATCAAAAGACTACAAGGAGAAAATTATGTCTGAAAACAACGCACCTGTTGAGGGAGCTGCTGTAGAATCAGTTGAAGCTGCACCTCTAGAAACTCAAGAACAATCAGTAATTGAAGAAGCTATTATAGAAAGTAATAGTGAAGAAGCTATTGCTCAACCAGAATCTAATGCAGAAACTCAAGCAGAACTTAAAGAAGAGATCCAAGAAGCAATTGAAGACGGAGCTACTGAAGAACAAGTTCAAAACATGATTAAAGAGTTTACTCTTAAAGTTAATGGCAAAGAAGTTACAAAACAACTTGATTTATCTGACGAAGAAGCTGTAAAAAGAGAATTACAACTTGCACTAGCTGGACAGAATGCCATGCAAGAACGTAAAGAACTTGAAAAGGCTTATCAAAGTGAGTTAGACCGATTAATTAAAGATCCTTATTCTGTATTAGAAGAATTAGGTTTAAATCCTGACGAGTTAGCTGAGCAACGTATTCAAGCTAGAATTGAAGAAATGAAAAAGTCTCCAGAGCAGCTTGAGCGTGAGAGAATTGAGCGTGAGCTTGAAGATGCTAGACAAAGACTTAAGCAAGTTGAAGAAGAAAAAGAAACAGCTAGACTTACTCAACTAGAAATGGAAGCGGCACAAGAGTTAGACAATGAGATTAACTCAGCACTAGACGCATATCAGAGTCTTCCTAAAACTCCACTTACTGTAAATAGAATTGCTGATACAATGCTTTGGGCAATGGAGAATGGAATGGAAGATGTTACCGTAGCAGACGTTATTCCTCAAGTTGAGAAAGAACTTAAAGCTGAAATGAATCAACTACTTGAAAATCTTCCAGATGAGATGTTAGAGCAGTATTTTGCTGGTAAACACCTTGATAGGGTTAGAAAACGTCGTATTAACGAAGTAAAAACTAATAATATCAATAACATAAAAGAAACAGCTAAAGCAAGTGAACAAAAATTAGCTGAAAAAGTTAAAGAAAAAATGAGTTCTAAGGACTATTTTCGTAAATTAGGACAAGAATAATTGATTTTTTAACAACTAACTATAGAGAAGTATTTTACTTACTAGACTTTACACGATTTTTTCATACCCGAAAGGATTGAAAAATACCAACTATTGACGAACGGAAAAATATCTCAAACTGTATAACTATAGAATTTTATTAACTTAAAGGAGATTAAAATGGATTCTAAGAACTTAAAAAACCCTAGATTGGCGGATCTTTCTCTCTCTACACAAGTTGTTACTGCTGCAGTTCAAGATATTCCTGGTGCATCAATTAACGCTGGTAACGTAGAGCTAGAACTTTCTAACTTCGGAGAAAATGCTGAAGTTGTACTTGCTGAATCTGCAGGTGAAATCGCTACTGTTTCTGTAGTAGGAACTGTTGCAACTCTTGACTTTGCTTCTGCACTTACGGATGCTTCAATTCTTCGTGTAACAGTAAGACAAGACATTTAATCGTAAAATACTAACTTAAAGGAGACTAAAAATGAGTCAAACTACAAACGATTTTGAAACAATGAATGCTATCTTCAAAGAAGTATATGCAGACAAAGTAAAGGATTTAATTCCTGAAGGCGTAAAGCTTTATAATATGATTGATTTCGTAGGTGCTGATAAGCAACCTGGGGACATCTATGTACAACCTGTAACTCTTGGATTAGAGCACGGTTTTACTTATGGTGGACAAGCTGGTACTGCTTTTGCTCTACGTAACGGTATTGCTTCTACTCATGAGCAAGCTCAAATCCGTGGACACGAAATGGTTCTTCGTTCTTACCTTTCAGTAGGTGCTGTTTCTCGTTCAAAAGGTAAAGGCGCTTTCGTACAGGCTTCTAAGCTTATCGTACAAAACATGCTTAAATCATTCGCTAGACGTTTAGAAGTTCAACTTTTATACGGACAAGCTGATGGTGGTATCGGTGTTGTTGAGTCAACTGCTGGTGCTGTAATTAAAATTGAAGATCACGAATGGGCTGCAGGTATCTGGTCTGGTTCTGAAAAAATGGACATTGAAATTAGATCTGCTGCTGGTGCTTTACGTGGTGAAGCTACTATTCTTTCTAACTCTTTACAAAATAAAGAAATCACTGTTGACGTTCTTCCTGCTGGTACTGTTGCTACTGATGTTATTTACTATGCTGGTGCTTTCTCTAAAGAATTTGCTGGTGTTCACAAGATCATCACTAACACTGCTACTCTTTTCAACATTGATAGCTCTCAGTTCTCACTTTGGCGTG